CATGGGCCAATCTGTCAAGGGCCAATCTGTCAGGGGCCAATCTGTCAGGGGCCAAAGACATAAATCCTTATGTCTGCACTCCTCTCTTATTATTACACGATCAAATTGGCAAAATTCGAGCTTACAAGCTTGTTAACAAGGAATATGAAGGCCCTTTCTATGGCGGCATCAAATATGAAATCGGCAAAATATATAAAGTGGAGGATGTAAATACTGACGTAAACATTCAGTGCGGTAAAGGGATTAATTTGTCTACTTTAGACTGGTGCATAAAAGAATGGAAAGAGGCATACCATATTTTAGTAGCTGAATTTACTTCCGATGACATTGTAGCTATCCCAACTGGTACCGATGGCAAATTTAGGGTATCTAAATGTACAATTGTAGGGGAAAAAGATTTGAAAGAAATTGGAATCAAACAAATCTAAGGAGCCAATCATGAATCAACAACAATTAGATGACTTCGGCAAGGAAGATCCAGTCGCCCAACTTACATGGCTCCTTGAGCGAGACCGGGAACTAAGGAAGCTCTGGAAGTGTCCATGTGGTAAGCAACTTCCGACAAAGGGTCTGGTCTGGAAAGGTAGATGGGAAAAGTTCTGTCTTGCACATAGAGTCAGTGAAGATCCTGAAGATAGTGGCTATTTCTGCGATATATGTGCAGAGGCGCGGGAGATGGGAGTGGATTATTAATTACCTTAAATAAAAGGAGAAATTCAAATGCAGATTGAAATTGAAAGTACTGAAAAGATTGTTGAATTAAACGGAGTGCCTGCAAGAGTTTGGGAAGGTAAAACAAAGACTGGCATTCAGGTACATTGTTTTGTTACCAGGATATCTCCGCAGACACATGACAATATTGAGCAATTTGAAAAAGAACTAAAGGAACAAAAAGCCGCATCTGTAGAGGTTGCAGCTTATCCGATGAGGCTTATTCTATAAATGAATTAAATGATCCATTCCGGGCGGCTCGCCCCCAAATAGCTCGTTATCCATTCCTAAATAGGAAAGGGATAAACCCGGTGTTTAACACTGGCCCAAGCCATTGAGACTTGGGGAGCTGGAGGTCAAATGCAGGAGATGGATTTAGAAAGGAGAGATAAAAATAATAACCTGCCTCACGCTTTGTCCCTTGCTCCCCCACCTCCACAAGGGATAAAGAGGCGGACGTGAGGCAAAAAGGCCCTGAGTTTTGCCTCCTTTCTCTCAGGGCCTAAATTTAAATCAAAAAATATCTGAGGGGTTAAACGACAGGATGACAGCGGGAAAGTAGAGAACCAATAGGCCTCTGATAGTCAGTCCCTATTCCGTTGAATAGGAGGACCATTAAAAGGAGGTTCCCCTCATTGAAATTCCACAGAGGTTCCCGTGCTGAAATAATGCCGGGTGTCAATACCGCAACGGGGTGAAAACCCCCTCACCTTTTTAGCGAGCCGTCAGAGTGGCCTACAGACAGAGAGGCCACCAAAAAGACAGGGGTGTATGGGAGCCAACAGCGAGGTAAGCTGCATAGCTAATGGACAGCATAGCAGTACAGGTGCCAGGAGGTTGGTGGTTCGCTTATATATTACCTGTTAGGTGCGTCATGTCAGCCGGGATGTTAGATTGCTTGAGGTTAAAAATGAGCATTGTGGACCGTGTAATTGATGTATTTGAAAAGCGGGTATCTGCCCTCGAAAAAATTAGATACTTGCCCGATTTACCACAATGGACAGACGCCGATGTTATCGAAGCGAGTTGCTTGATAGAACAGTATCGCAATTTAACAAGTCAATTCAGCGGACAGGATGAAGCTTGGTTTTGTTCAACATGCAAAAATGATGAAAACCATGGGGAGTCTTGTGATTCTTGTGGAGAACCCCGCCGCTGATCTAATCGTTAGCTGACATGAAGATATTAATTCTTTTATCAGAGGGCTTCGATGATTTGTTGGTATTGCCAAAATAAGTTCCTGGCTGACAATAATCCAGTGATAATAAAATGTAACATCAATGGGCGGATCATCCCAAGGGACATCTTGCTCAGCAAAAAGCCTTATAACAGATGCCCTATCAATTCAACTAATAGAGGAAAGTAAGCATGATGGCATTACTAAAGGATCCATTTGCAAAAATAGACTCAAAACTTGCTAAAAAGTTACTTGATAATAAGGTCTAGAATATTGTCAAGAAAGGAAAGGATGTGTCAACTGTAGACTTATATAATTTATGTTTGCTCAATAAAGATAGGGATGAGATGGATAAGGAGAAGGAAGGTGCCTAAAGAATTAAAAGAGATCAAAGAGACAACCGAAGTAGTTAAATTTGATATCGAGAATGCAATTATCGTAGCTTTGGACAAAAAATACAAGGATATCCAGATTACAGATGCCGAATCCAGAGAATTCGTTAGGCAAGGCCGAAAAGTCTACCGTGATCTGAGGCTTAAAGTAGTTGATGGACACAAGGATGAAAAAGACGATGCTCTTAAGCATTGCCAGTTCTTAGATGCAGAAAAACGGCGCATTTTAGCCCGCCTTGCCCCTGGAGAAAATCACCTTGATGAAGTCTGGCAGGCTGATAAGGATCGTATAGCCAAGATTAAGGAGGACAAGGCACGCCTAGAAGAAGAGCGGAAAGAAACCATCCGGGCAGAAATCTTCAAGATTCAAGAGTCGGCCATGCCTACTGTCCTTGGCACAATGGCCCTGGAAAATCTGCGAGAACTCTCTGGTAGGTTGGAGGACATGGAAATCAAGGAAGATGAATTTATGGAGTTTACCGGGGAGGCTGAAAAAACTCTGAATGATGCGTATGAGGCTGTGCAAAGAGCCATCACAGCCAGGATAAAATCCGACAAAGAGGATGCAGATCGTAAAGCGGAGGATGAGAGATTAGAGAAGATCCGCAAGAAACAAGCGGCAGCGCAGGCCAAGATTGATGAGGAAAATCGAAAAATAAAGGATGAAAAAGACAAGATTGAGGCTGATAGAAAAGCGGAAGATGATCGCAAGGCAAAAGAGGCATTCGAGAAAGAAGTCAAAGAGAAAGCCGAAGCCGCTGCGGCGCAAAAGCTCAAAGATGCTGCTACTGCGGAAGAAGAGAGGGCAAAAACAGCCGCTGCGGAGGAGGCCCGGAAGGAGGCTTTGAGGCCAGATCGGGAAAAGTTAATAGCATATGCTCATTATTTACAAAAAGGTCTTCACTATCCCGAATTACAATCTAAGAAATCAAAACAAATACTTAAATCAGTCAGAATACAGATTTACGATATAGGAAATGAAATTTTAGAAGCCTTAGAGGAATTATAATCATGAAAATCAAATTAGTCTTTGATGACTGGCGAAGGGAAGGGCGAAGCCTTGATAGGAGTCCTGAAAACATTGAATTGACAAAACACGATTTCCATGGCGGATCGACATTTGATGGCACCATTCTTATTGATGTCTGTCAAGAAGAGGAATTGCGAGAGGCTATTGAAAATGGATATCAACCTGTTTTTTGGGTTACGCAATAATTTAATTGGAGGTAAAAATGGAAGACGAGAAGTTTGAGCAATGGGCAATCGTAGAATTATTTGGGCATCAGAAAATAGCTGGCTTTGCAAGCAATGCTCAAATAGGAGGGGCTACTTTTATCAGAGTTGATGTCCCCCAGGTAAAGGAAGGAGCAAAAAAATTTACCCGCTTCTACAATCCGTTGGCTGTCTATGGAATCAGTCCTGTATCTGAAGAGATTGCAAAGCACATGGCAAGTCGGATTGATTCTAAGCCAATCGTTGCCTGGGATATTGATTTTAACTCACAAAGAAAACTTCCAATGTCGGATGATGAAGATATACCATATTAAAGGAGGTAAAGATGCTTAAAGGCCTTTGGCTTAGAAAAGTGTCGAGCGAGAAGCAACCATATAAATTATCAGAGAAAGACTTATCAGCTATTGTAGACAGCCTTGATGATACCGCTGGATTTCTGATAAAGGAAAGTACGCTGAGGTATTGGATAGAAAGAATTGTCAATGAAGATAAAGAAAGGAGGTAAAAATGGATTTATTTTGTGTCATAGATTGTGAAACTATCCCATGTCAGACATTACCACAGGAGCTTAAACCTGAATTTGATAGAGATACCGTGAAGATCGGCAGCCTAAAGGATGTTGCTAAAATCGATGAAAAGATCAATGCTGCTAAACAAGAATTCGATGAGGGATTGGATAAAAAGATGTCCCTTGATCCTGATTTGTGTGAGGTGGTGTGTTTTGCTGCTACCCCTCCCATACATTGGTTTGGTTATCCTGATGAGCAAATAGTTAAAGAGGCCTGGCTATTTATTGAAAGAACTTATCTTGACCACACCCCTCTCATATCCTACAATGGCATAGGCTTTGACCTTCCAGTGCTCTGGCATAATGCCATGCGCCTAAATATCCCTGTATCTGCCCAGATGTACTCTGATTTGACAAAAAAATATGATAATCATTACCATTATGACCTGATGCAAATCCTGTCTGGGTGGGATAGAACCAGATGGAAGCCTCTGGACTTCTATCTCAAGCTGTTTGACATAGGTGAGAAGTCTGGGGAAGGCTCAGAGATATATGGTTGGTGGCAGGCAGGGGAATATGATAAAATCATAGAACATTGTAAGCAGGATGTAATGATGACAGCTAAACTATTTGAAAGATTAACAAATTGGATCGTTAAAGAGATCCCATAACAAAGGAGAAACAACATGGATGAAAAATCACTTGTCAAAACCGAAGCAGGCCCTATGACCTTAGATGAAGTAATTGGTCAAGTCTCTTTAATTCAGGACATCATGAAAAATGTGATGAGAGAGGACGAGCACTATGGCATAATTCCAGGCACAAAAAAACCTTCTCTGTATAAACCTGGTGCTGAAAAACTATGCCTCACCTTTCACCTTGAGCCTGACTACGAGCTCATAAATCCAATAAGGGAAAAGGATTTTATATCATACACTGTTAAATGTATACTTTTCCCAATGAAAGTAACAGGTCTTGGAGCTTGTAATAGCAGGGAGACCAAATACCGTTATCGTTCTGATAATACCGGACGTCCAGTCCCACAGGAATATTGGAATAATAGGGATTCTTCAATTCTCGGTGGCCCTCAATACACCATTCGTAAAAAGGATAAGCGATGGTTTATCTTTGAGCAAGTTGAAAACGATAATCCTTGGGATCTCGATAACACCTTGCTAAAAATGGCATGCAAAAGAGCACTTGTGGGAGCTACCCTAAATGCCACAGCAGCATCAGATATTTTTACCCAGGATTTAGAGGATTTAAGGGGTAAAGATAAAGATGAGGAAATTATAGAGGGTGAAATTGTAGAAGAGGATGAAAAACCCTCTCAGGATAGCGAGAAGTCCTCAAGATCAACGCAAGGTAGCAATAAGATACATTGCCCTAAATATAAAAAGGAAATACTCAGGGCGGCATGTAACACTTGTAGTGAGAAGGTAGGTTGTTCTTCTTGGCCTAAGGCTGAGGCCACTCCCCCCTACAAAGGGCTCACCAAGCTAAAGTTCGGCAAATGGTTCAATAAGCATCTTAACACTATCCCCGGCATGGATCAGGAGCACCAAGATGGCATCAAGGCCAAGCACGGGATACACTTCCCTGGTCAGCCCTACCCATTAGATGCGGTGGAGGAAAAACCGGAGGAAAAGGATGAGCCTGATAATGGTAAATCGGAAGAGCCTGAACTATCTGATGAGGCCAAGATCCTCAAGCTGATCGAGGGATCAGAGATGGATGATATGAAGGGTCTCTTGGTTCCCTGCCCGAACAGAGATAATGCACTGATTAAATTCACAATCTGCGAAGTCTGCATGTACAAGGCTCGGGAAGGTTGCCCCACATGGGCTGAATTTGACAAGAATGTTGCTGAATAGATAATTGCGCGCAGACCTATTGAGTTAGGTAGCGCGCAGACCTATTGGGTTAGGTTGCGTGCAGTATAAACTATTGTTAGGGGGATTTTTTGGTAACAAAAGCTGAGAAAAAAGGAAAGCAAGTAGGAAAATTTATCACTGAAATGGCCGATTTCTTTGCACATAAAGCCAGCTTGCGGTTTTTAGAAGCTGTAGAAAACGAAATCTTAGTGGCACGTTATTTTAAAACAAAAAATCCCCCTAACAAGCGGATTGAGCCGACCAGTGGAAACCCAGCGAGATTGAAAGCTAACCTTTGAGCGGCTCATCCTTAACGTCAGGTGACTTTATGGCGGGTGTAGCTCAGAGGCAGAGCGCTCATCAGAGCTTGAGAGGTCATAGGTTCGATTCCTTATCACCCGTCATCTAACAAGCAAATCAAGCTGGCATGGTAACCGTGGGCATGACTCACCCTTTACCGGCCTTGGGCAAGAAATACTCTTTGATTGAGGCCGGAGGTTATCATGCAGCTTATCCAACCGTTGGATTTTTTGGAGGGAAATAAATGATACAAGTGAGATGCAAAGTCTGTGGTGAAATCTATTGGTGGCCAGCAGCTATGTCAAAACAATATCCATATCCGATGTGCCCCATATGTGGCAGTCGCCTGATTAACTAATTGTTAGGTTGCTTAGGGATAAAAGATGAAATGTACAGAATGTTTGCCGGTTAAACTACTGAATGAAGATCATGAGCATTATAATTGGGATGAATATCCTAAATGGTATAAGGAAGGCAAATCATGTCCTTTGTGTGGCGCAGGATTTGCTGGCGATTATGGTCGCAATCTAACAAGCCGCCGAAGCCGACGCCCGGAAGCGCGGCTTGATTAATCGATAGCTACTAAGGAGATTAAAATGAATTGTCCAAAATGCGGAAATCGTCTTGAGTGGGATGATGGGGCATTTTGCAAACTTTGTATGGATATTGCAAATGAGAAAAGTAGGCAACTTCAAATAGCCAAAAAAGCGGCTAACAAGTCGCTTGAACCGACCATCAAGGGACGTGGCGGCTCGGCTTCAAGTTGGATTGCCAAGACGAATAGAGATGAAAAATGAACTGTTAAAGGAAGCTTGGGAACTAAGACAGAAAGGTGTCTATACCATGAGGGAAGTAGCAAATAAATTAGGTGTGAATAGAGAACAATTGATAAAGGAATTAACAATATGGTTGGAGCAGCAATCTAACAAGCCGCCGAAGCCGGCCTCAAGGAAGGCGGCTTAGTTCGGATGTTAGATAGAAAATGGAGGCATAAATGACACCAGAAGAGCTTATCAACAAATGTGATCAACAAATAGCAATAGGTTACGGACCTGCCAGTATTAGCCTTTTCTTTCTAAAAATGCAATAAAGCCGACCTCGGACAAATCATGTTGACATCTTTCATAGGAAATGTAATTCCTCCTTCTCAGAAAGGGGGGATTATTTCTATGCCTGCCAGCATTACTCAGAAAGGCTACGTCCGCGTAGTCCATCAGGGCTTTGACGCCACATTGACAGCATGGCGTAACCAAAAGCTATCCAGTTATCCCGAAACCGCCAAGATGCTTTGTGACCTATTTAACCAGCTCATCCTTATGGGCAATTTCCGGGTCTCCGATTGGTTTCCTAAGGAGCGGGCCAAAATGCTCATAAAAAACATAGCTTGGACTTGGCTTGAGCATAAAGCGAAAAGACCGGCTACCTTACAAGATCAGGGTTATATCTTGAAAAAGCATGTCATTCCCCAGGTAGGGACCAAGAGCATCCAAGAACTCACCCGCCAGGATTTCTACTGGATCAGGGAAAACCATGGCGATACACATATGGCCTGCCAGATAAGAAGAACTGCCCAGGCAGTCCTAAACTGGGCCTGGAAAGAGGGAATGATGGATAGGCAGCTATTCTTGCCAGTTATTTCAGTACCCAAAAAGCCCACGCCCTATATTGAACTTAGGGATCGATGGCGAATTTATAATAGAATAGAAGATCCAGAATACCAGGACCCTGCTCTCCTTTCTATCGAAATGGGAATGAGGGTGGGGGAAATATGTGCCCTGAAGTGGGACGCTATAGACTTTGAGCATGAGAAAATAAAGCTCATCCGGTCCCTAAGTAGACATGAAGTTGTAGATATGAGGAAGGGAGGCGATGAGGTCTGGCTGCCCATGACCGATAAAGTAAAGGCTATGCTGGAAAGGAGAAAGGGGGCCCGGAGAAGTCATTGGGTGTTTTTTGGTAAGAAGGGTAATCATCTGTGGACTAATTACGTTAGCAGGGCATTCAAGAAGGCTGCCCGGGAATGCGGGCTGCCACATGCTAGGTTACACCATTGCCGGAATAGCTTTGCTATTGATCTGGCCTCTCAGGGATATAGCCTGGAGGAGATAGGGGCCTATCTAGGGCATAGAAATAGAGCCACAACAGAGAGATATAAAGGGTTTGGGATTAGGAAGTTAAGGGCAGCGGTTGAGATGGAGGGAAGGTGATTAGGGCTTGCGGTGATGATGCAAGGGTAGCATATCCTCTTTTCCAAGGGGAAAAAGGCGGTTCGATTCCGACCTCACCGCTCCAATTACAAATCATCCCGATCGGATTATCCCGTGCTAAAAAATTAAATGAATTATGGCATAGCAGATTACCTCTATATGAAACAGGCTTCTGTGAACATGCAAAAATATGTTTTGGAGCTCTTTATAAAAATATCTTCTATGCTATAGGATGGAAAATTGCTAATTACTCTCGTAAAGATAAATGGAATAGACCAAATAGAAATAGACCTGATTTACAGAAAAGTTTTGCTCCTAAAATTAGATGGGAAAAAGAATTAAAATTAGGAAATAGCACGGAAAAAACTCAGGGTTTTTCATCGAAATCAAGCAATGGTTCGGGTGCATATCCTATTACGGAGATAAGATATTTTGGGGATAAATGTCTGAAATGATTAGATAATTTTTTAGGAGGGCTTCGGGAAAATGAAAGCAATCTCTTTATGGCAGCCTTGGGCATCTTTAATGGCCCTGGGATTAAAGAAAAATGAAACTCGTAATTGGGGAACATACTATCGCGGGCCTTTATATATCCATGCTGCTAAAAAGGTTATCGGCTGGCCAAGTCCAACTATTCAAGCAGTATTTGATGGCATTGCATTTCAACCGTCTGACTTGCCTCTTGGCTGCCTAGTTTGTAAAGTAGATCTTATAGATTGCAAAAAAATCTTTATGCACAACTGCACTGGAGAACCTGAGCGTGGTTTTGGTGATTATACCCCGGGACGCTTTCGGCAAAAAGCGCCGCCGCTTAATTCCGCGTTATGTGTAAAGGAGGCCATAATGAAACCCGGAGAGGTCGAATATTTGCCACCGAAAATAGAAGTTGTAAAAGATGTCATTGCAGAGAAATTAGATGAACTGAGTGATATCGGAGAATATTGGAAAAAGAACCGCGAAAAAGGCAGAAAGCCGAATGCAATCCGAGCAGCCATGTTGATGCTGATTAATGAAATCAAGCTGCTTGTTGATCAAGAATCACATAACAATCCCATCCAGCCGACCGCAGAAAGCGGCGGCTGATCGGAGCGTTAAGTGCCTTATGGATGAGTCAAGGATAAATGTATGGATAGATTTATTATGGGAAACGGCTTTAAGATCACGAAATAAAGAATTATTTAAACATGGCATTATAAATCTATTAAATGAATATGCACCATCCTTAATAAGTCATTCAAATAGACAGAATAAATGCTCTGCCGAATCACATGCTCTTAAAAGGATCGGGGGGTATTCAATATGCCCTGATTGTGATGAAAATATATCCGGCGGCTGATCAAGCTAAATCTATTCACCTTTATAACGGAAAATCTTATCAAACATTTTCAAAATCTTGTCATCCACATCCGTAGCCGTATCCTCTACTAACTCAAGAAGCGGAGGCCGGAATTTAAAGTAATAAAATCGAAATATTTTTGCAAAACGCCAGAAGCTTGCTGCATGCATAAGAATTGTAAAAAACATTGTGTCCTCCCTTGTTAAAGTTTACCTTCTTTCATTATTTTAGCCAATTTCGTAGCTCGTTTGCCTACTTGTCGAGCCCAGCGACTATCCAGCATTTCATCTGCCGCCCTATCCCAGTCTCCATCCTTAATAGCTTTTCTCATATTTTTAAATTTCTTTACACCTCGGAGGCCCATATTATAGATCATATCAATTATGACTATCTGCCGGATCTCATCAAGATATATGAATTCATCCAACAAAATAGCATCTGTAAAAACTTTCTTGAGCCGGATATCAAGCAAAGCCTCGCCTTCTTCTCTGGTTATTCCCTGGGCAATATTAAATCCATAACCGATGGTCAGGATACCCTCAGTATCATTGTAAGGTTTGCTTCTCCATCCCTCGTGCTTTTTAATCATGTCCTTTATTGTTCTTAATTTATCATCAGCTTTCATTGTTTTATTTCCTTTCTACTTAAAGAATAATATAACTATCGCAGCGATAAGATTCAGACTCATAGTAACGAAAATGCCTATTACTATGGTTTGCATTTTGTCCCATTTAGCCCATAGTTTTTTCACATTATCCTCCATATTCTTTATCCTGGCTTCCAAGCCCGAATGAGCTTTGCAGATATTTTGGTTATTTGATTGCTGATTCATTTATCCACTCCATGCACATCCCAACATGTGCATCCAACTCCACAGGATCAAAAAACATCTCCATGCTTCTCAGTTGATTTTCATCATGCTTGGAATACCTCACGGCTATAGTTTTGCCCTTCATCCTCTTTCTGGTCAGCTGGAGATAGGAAGACTTTTCTATGATCTTTGCCTTGAGTTTAGTGTCTAACATGACTTCCTTCAGTGATTGAGCGATAATCTCCTTTTGCCCTGGTAATGTAATCCCATCAGGCACAAAGACATATGTAAGTCCATCGACTGCACATAGCTCGGTGATTCTTGCGCTGTCCTCATCATCGGAATGAGGCTCGAATAGGGTGTTAGTCGTAAACTTATCTATAATTTTTCGGTAAGTATATACTTTCGGCATTTGGTGACTCCTTTAAAATCTTCATCATGTATAATAATGAATTAGTTTTTTTAGCGTGACCAAGTAAAGAAATAATAGCCTCCTGTTTTTTATTTTTAACAGCTCGTCGAAATTTATAAAGACTATATTTTCTTATGAATCTCTTTCTTTTCCAAGTTCTGTATCCGACAAAATTAATTCCACGCTTGACTTTCTGGATAGTTGATTTGGACAACTCTAAATGTAAATTTTCTTTAAGAAATCCAACAATAGTTCTACGGAATTCTAAACATTTATCCCTTGTGAGTCCGATCAAAATGAAATCATCTACGTATCTGACATAATGTTTGACTTTTAAAACTCGCTTTATGAAGTGATCCAACGGATTCAGATATATAAGTGCATAGATCTGACTAAGCAGGTTGCCAATAGGAATTCCTAATTGATCATCATTCTCAGCAAATATCATCATAATATCAACCAGTCTTTTATCTTTGATCTTGCGTTCAATTAAGCTTCTTAAAATATCCCTGTTTATTGAATAGAAGAATTTCTTGATATCTAACTTTAACGTATAAAGATCTTTATCATATTGTCTCAAAGCCTGTTGTGTATAATCGCTTGCCCTATGGGTTCCATATCCCAATCTGCAAGCAAAAGATGTATTGATAAAGCTTCTGTCAAAGATTTTATAGATAATTCTATAAATAGCATGCTGAACCACGATGTCCCTAAATGCTGGTGCATAAATAATTCTTCTTTTTGGCTCATATATCACGAATTTGAAATACCGCTTTGGATAATAAGTTTTGTTATGTATTTCTTCATACAAATCTGTTAAATTCGTCCCCAAATTTATCTCAAATTCAAAACAAGATCTCTTCTTTCTTTTGCCTTTTCTTGCATCCAGATAAGCTTGATATAGATTTTCCTCTGAGAAAACTTTATCAAATAATTGACCAATTCTTTTCATGAAATCACTTCCTGATTTTCGGCCTATTACCTACCAAAAAGAAAGCTTTAAATTGATTTCGCCCAAGGCAGGACAACATATCCCTGTAATTCCACTATCTCCAATTTGGAGTTTGAGGTGAAATTATAGTCGCACTGAAATCCTACATTGTTGTTGGAATTCGTCCGATTGTTATTCCAATTCACGTTCCAAACTCCTGCATTCGAACTGTTGTTCCAATTCCTACACGATAGCAAGCATATCAATATGTTGCCCTAAATTACCATTTATCCTCCTCTTTAACTTTTTTAATCCAGGCACCTATCATTTTACCCAATTCATCAACCAGTTTAGATATTGCTACAAACCTATGTTCCTCTAACTTTTCAGGCAATTTATCAATTTGTTTCCCGTCTTTAAATTTGAAATATCCAAGTTCATAGGCAAGATACAATTGCATTCTCAGCTTTTCATGAGTTATATCTAAGTTTGTTAAAGTTGTCTTTTTATAATATCGTTTCTGACTTTCAATAATTAAATCATAGATTTCATATGATGTAACTCTGATTCTATTTGAAAGAGCATACCTTTCATGTTTTGGAAAATGGTTCAGGTAAATATTTAAGAGTTTTGCAAATTCTAAGAATTTTCTATTTAAAATTGTTTCATTATGAATACCCATGTATAGCTTAAGTGCCGCATTATCATGCGGCTAATCAAGGCGACAAGGCGCACCGAAAGCCCACACTGTTGCTGGAAGACGTCCGATAGTGAAGCCAAGACACGTACCAAACCCCCGCAGACGAACTGCTGCGCCAAGACCCACACGAGCGCAAGCACAATTCATTTCGCAAATACTGATAAAAATAGTCTTTGCCAAAAAGATTAGTTCCAGTAGTATCGATCCCATCTTTGTCTTTCGGAAACCCCAGCCCTGCCAAAAGCCAGTCAGCACCCGATAAATCTTCGGCCAATACCTGATTTCCACCACTACCATATCTCTGAATAAGCCCATTGATTGCATATTCAGTCTCAAATGCTGGCACAAAGGAGTCCATCATGGCAGCCACACCGGCTGCTCCCCAATGGTCGGTTGCGCCTGCATTACCACTTGTAAAATCCTTCATCGCCGTGGCTTCCTTGGAAGCATAGAAAGTGCCAGAAGTGGTTGTGCCATGATTCGTGCCCTGCACATAGGCCAAGGTAAAGCCACTTGTATCTACACCATCCAGGGAATAAGTATTGGCATTGATCTTTGTGACCTTGTAGATTTTATCGTCAAGTCCAGCCCAGTCACCTCCTGCTATTCCTATGATCATCACATAGTCGCCAGTCTCCTTCGTATGGCCTGTCTCGGTCACGACGGCAGGGTCTGCCCTCGATATATCCTCTATGGTGTCGTCTGCCATTATAGTAGTAACCCCAAGTGACACCTCCCACATCAGGCCATTCACGTCAGCCACACCGCAATTTTGCCCATTGTGAGTCGATTTCGCAAAAGGAACGCCAGAGCCGGTCTTACCGCAGTTACTGTATCCATCTGAAGTGTAGAGCAGGTCATCTCCTGTCCCTGCCCCATTGCTTATTTCGTCATAGTCCTGTAAGGCATCATTGTTGCAACCCTTGGGATAGTTGTAGGTAGCATCGTACCAGGCGCAAAAGGTTGTGTCTGAAGAAGCCTGAGCGTGGGCCATCGAAAGAATAGCGAGAGCAGAATATTGGAGTTTGGAGGCTACATGAAAGATGCTGCTTGCATTAACGGCTCCATCCACCCCATCTCTGGCGTGGGCGGCATCTATGGTCTCAAAATATGCATTTGAAGCACAAGCCGTTAAATCTGCAATAGGATTATGATCTGCATGGGTAGAGATCGGACCGCCATTCTTAATAGAACTTCCGATATAACCATCACCCCAGGCATTCTTGGAGCACATGTATTTGTCGATAAAAAAACCATCCTTGGTAGAGCCACCATCTATAAAAGCCCTGGGAAGAGCGTATCCATCGGCATTCGCAGCCGTCTCCGATGTATAGGTGTCGATGCCCTTAATGTCTATTGAATTCACCCCATAGGTTCCGAAAGTTGGATTGTTTGCATGTGCAATCCGATAGTAGAACTTCGGAATCCAGACCATGATGGAGCCGTCCTGGTATTGATAATTGCCGTAGTTGTCATGGACAGATGATCTATTTCCAGTCATAGATGTGAAGTTCGCAACCATGCTCTGGATCGGGCATATCCCGACGCCGAAACCGACTTTTCCTGGTGTGCCTATATCATTTATAGAATGATCCCAAGGGCCAGAAAGCCAAGGCCCTCTAGACCAATAACCAATGCCATGAAAAGGAAATCCTGTATTTCTCATTGTATCGCCAAATCTGCTGTAACCGTAATGGTATTAGCCTCAACTGTTTCAGTCACCTTTATCTTCATATATTTCGCCAATTCAGGTTGGAAAGTGTAAATATCCTTTCCATCGCCTCCGGGTCCGCTCGCTACAGTATGTGCAGTCACTATATCGCTACCACTTGATGGCGTGAAATAATTTGTACCATCATTTGATAATTGATATTCAAACTTTCCAGTTCCATCTCCAGTAAGTGTAATCTGCAATGAGAAAAATCCTTCTGGTTTATAATCGTCTAAGTCGATGGCTTCGGATACCTCATTACCGGCTGCATCTACAGTAACGGCACTAAAAATATTTCTGATAAATATGTTTTTGTTAGACATGCTTTCTCTCCTTATTTTGTTAAATAAAAAAGCCTCTAATGATTTTTGTATCACAAGAAGCTTAAGCAGCCCGGCTTAGTCTATAGAGGCGGTTAGGAATCTATAGAGCAGTTTATTTCTATTCCATTACTAATAATTTACGGCTTTTCTTTTCTCACCTACCCTTTCGGCTTTGATTATATTTATTCCTTTCTTAGATATGGTTGACCAGGAGACAGGAATGCCTTTCTCTCCTCGTAACAATTGTCTTTCATTATACTCGTTTACTTTCTTTTTTAAATCTTTAAATGATCCTCTGGCTCTTTTTATCTCTATCCATTGATTGACAAAATCCTCAGTAATCTTTCTCTCAGTGGGATAGGTAGATCCCATATGAGCGCCTATACTTCTTCCGATTGCGTCAAATCCCTCTATCTCCCCCTGTAGCCAGCCAAGGAAGTTTTGGACTTGGACAGGGGTTACAGCTCTTAATTGATGAATCATATATGAGGGAATTTGTGACCATCCTATAGCTCCTTCCTTACCATATCTACGTGTAACCACTTCTCCCCGCATCCTGCCGCCCTTTGGCTCTCCGATTTTATGTTCTTCGGTTTCTGTCAAATATAGGCCTTTATCGTCATAGCCTAACAACTCATCCAAGCTAGTGAATCGATGCCCTTTCCAATCGGTTCCTGTTAAGGCCTCAAAGAACATTCGGAAAAACACAGAGCCTTTATGCTTTGCTGATCTAATTAGATGGGTAATGAACTTCATCGGATCCCTGAAATGACCAAATACTGAAAAATACTTCCTTGCCTCTGATTTACCTCCCAGTAGCTTATAAATAGGAGTCACGTCTATATCAAGCCATCTGAAATGTCCGGCTTTCCATGCTTTCTTGAATCTCTCAATAAGATCATCCTCATCTGTGAATGATAACAGAATATTGGCTATTACCATGGCAGTGAGACCTTTTGTTATAACTGAAGCCCAGAAACGTCTATACAGATGTGTTTTGGCCGCATCTCCAGATATGAATGCTTTCCACATAGTATTGACATTTGAAAAAGTCCAATCCGGAGCTAGGAGCAGGAGCCTATAAATATGATTGATTGTCGGATCCCTTCCCATCCTTCTCAGGTGCAAGCCCCCAAAGTCATCATTTATGAGTTCGGCTACCATTTTAGCCCGCTCATTTGGTTCAAGGTCCGGTTGCTCTTTCATCATATTTCTATACTCGATCAAAGCGGCCTGAGCTTTCAATCCCGCACCAAAGTTTTGGAATAGCCATTTTGCCTGTCTTTCTCTAAGATCATTAGCCCATTCCTTAAAAGCTTTAGTGTACTCGGTTTTATCCAACACTTTGCCAAATATATTGGCCTCGCTCCTTAATATACTTTCTTCCCAATCCTGCATCTTGCCAAGGGTGAGGCCATTTCTGACCAATAGCTCAATCTCAGGCCTTAACTCATTAACAGCCTTCAATCCTTCCTTATACATTTTAAAGGGGTTCCATTCAGCAAGTGTCTTATGGCGTGTTCCGAGGAGGTATGATCTAATAAAAGCTTGATGATGAAAGAGAGAAGTCATTAGGATTGTCGATTTAAAGATAGCATTATATTTTGTAATGGTATCTATAGGTCCAAGACCTTTTAATTTGGATACCCCTAAGATCTTATTCAATCTCTTTGCAATCTCTTCAGGGGCATATAAAGGCTCCCTTCTCCATAAATATTCCCTTTTCTCTATCCTGAATTTATCGGCATCATCTTGATCCTTTAGCCACAATTTAGCCGCTTCTTCACTATCGAAGAGTTTTGTTGCCCTTGTATTGCCCTCTTTTATGGCTCCCCAATTAGTCTGAACCCTGAATTTAGGCCCGTATACTTTTGTATCTCCTGCCTTTATTCTGGCCTCTGGAACCCAATAAGTAAAGTTAGGATGCTCAATTTCTTCATATCCCTTGAGTTGCTTATGGATAATGACAGGATTTCCGGTATCTTTCCATTCTGTTTTCCTTAATGTTGAAATGAGTCTTTTATCCTCAATAGTTCGTGAGATCTCATCCTTGAGGAGCTCTAAGTTATTAGAGGCTCCGGTAACTTCCAATTCAAATCCCTTGGCCTGGCCCTCAAGAATGGTCTCAAATACCCTATGCTTTGCATGTCTGGAAGTAGTCTTGAATTTTTGCATAATATCGGTAGAAAGTTTTTTGGGGATCTTCCAGGCCCGGGCAACATAGTTATCTATGGTATTGAAGATAACATTCTGACTTTTGGCAATTTGACCAACCTTCTCATATTGCTCACTTATATATTCAGACACTTTCATCAATCCCGGGTTATCTTCAATTGTGGCAGCCAAATTTACAATCTTTTTCTGATCATCGGTGAGCTCATCATAATACTCATCAACATGAGCAGGGTTTCTCTTAATATCAAGATAAATATGAATTGCCTGATCAATATTCTGAGCGTCCTTGTCATACCGATTTTTGTTCAGGATAGTCTTAATGGCATCCTGTATCTTACCGGCCTCAACTGTATGAACCTGTTGAGCCCAGTCTTTATTGCCAAACCAGTCGTCCTCTTTGCTTTCATACGGAGAAGGCTCTTTAGATCTATCCTCTTCTTTGGGGGTTTCTTTCAGGCTTTCTTCTTGTTTCTTTGCTTGGGCGATGGCCTTTTCCTTATCAATTTTCTTTGTGAGTTTATCAAGGTAGTCTTTGGCCCATTGCCTGTCTTTGGGTTTGATCTTCGTCTCCTTGTAATAAATCGCCCCGGTCTCCTCCTTCAACTTCGCAGTGGCAGCCCTCCACACTCTCATCATTACATTTCTGATCTTGTCCCATATCTCGGAAAATTTGTCCCTCATTTGTTTTGCAAAATCGGAATATTTGGTGTGGCCTTCGCTTATGACGTCTTTACCGATGGTTACGAGGTTATCGAATACGGCGGGATGGTCTTTGTTCATTCTCTCGAAGGAGATGGAGCCGCGTTCGTCTTTGAGGGTGTCTTTGATTGAATCAATCAGACCTTCAATCGTAATCTGCTCACCTTTCACAGGAGGCAGCAAAGACACTTGTTCGCCTTTGGTGGCCACGGGGATCTTTTCGGTGGGGATGACGGGTTTTTTCTTTGCTTTCTCAGGCGCAACTATCTCCCCGCGCTCTTTGCCTATTGCGATTTTTTCTTCTGGGGTGGGTTCGGTGGGTTTTAGTTCGAAGGGGGCTTCTTCAAAGAAATCTTTTAGGTCTTGGTAGGCTTTGTCGGGGTCTGCTTTTTCTTCAGGAGATACAACTTCCTCAGTTTCAATGCCTTCTTCAGCCCGTTTAATTTGTTCCTCGGTATATCCTTGATCTCTGAGTTTTTGTCGTTCATGTTCAATCAATCCTTCATTAAATTCTTCTTGTGTAGTAAGCTCGGTAGTGATCTTACCTACTCTTCCTTTTATATCACCTGTAGATGCTGCTGTCAAGTCTTTTTCTATCAGTTCAATCAATTGATTATCGTCCCTGACGCTAAAGCCGGCCTCGTTCGCCTCTGTGACAATAACATCAAGTGTCCGGCCTTTTCCACTTAGGAAGCCGGGGGGGATGCCCCTCATTATCTTTTTTTTACCCTTTGCATCCCTTGTCCAAATTATATCCCTGATCTCCCCGCTCAGATCCAGTGGCTTTATTCCTCCACTTGCAGCTATCCAGGGGACAAGGTATTTCTGGGAAGCGGCTTTTTTCAGTTGAGTTTCACGGGCCTTGCGCTCGGCTTCTCTGGCTTTGACTTCGATTTCTGGGGGTTTTCGTGGATGTATTATGAGTTCAGGGAATAATTCATCTGCGAATTGAGGTTTTTGCCTTTGTAGAGCGTTCTCAAGGTTTTTGCTAGGAGGGCCAGATTTTCGATTCCATCCAATCTTATCAATTCTATTTAGTTCCTTAACAGCAATCCATTTACCTTTAATTTTTATAGCACCGTCATAGCCACCGACATATGAATAATATTCAACAGGAGATATGGTGGGTTCCACCTTGGCAGGCGGTTCTTTCTCCACCTTCCCCAACTCAGGGTAATCAGGATGGAAAGTGATTTTGCCTTCGGAGATGGCTTCTTCAATAACTTCTTTATGGAGTCGTGGGATTCTACCTTTCCATGTTTTTAGACTAGACTCATATCCTAAATTTGGGAACATCATGCCATATTTTGCTTTATCGTGTCGGGCTAATTGTATCTTAGTGTATTCTTCAAGGCTCATCTCCCAAGGCTTTTTAGCCTCTTTGGCCTCTTCGGTTTCCTTGGCTGCCTTATCTATTTCTTGTGTGGTGGGTTCAGGCTCTACCTTGGCTGGCTCTTCAACCTTTTCTTTTCTCATTCTAACGATATCATCTAAAGTGCCCCCAAGAAACCTATGGATGTATTTATTTTGTGTCCTTGTCCAATCAATTGCCTTCTCTAATTCCTCATTAGAAAGTTGTTCTGCTACTTTTTCATAATAATCGTTGCCTCTTCTAAGGTTGTTATCGGGCATCTTATGACTTTCGATTAAGTTAATAAAATCATCAGAATCCTTTACTTTAATGATTTCTTTACCTAAACCCCTAACCTCCCCTACCTCTTCAGCCTTTGCTTTCACTGGCGGTACTGTTTTGACTTCCTCAGTAGGTATTTTAGCCTCTTCGGGGATTATTTCTTCCTCAATCACTGGCTCCTCAACAGGCTCAACAACTTCAGGCTCTATCTCAATCGGCTCTGGTTCAATAACTGCCTCTTCAGGAGGCACCACTTCCTCAGCCCCTTCTTCTACAACCTCAGTAGGCTCGATAGGCTGAACTTGCGCCTGTGCCTCGATTAAGCTATCGAATTCCTGAATAGATTTTGTGCTTTGTGGAAATTTCTGTCTGAATTCTTTTCCAAGATCTTGAAGTTGTTCTGGGGTTATGAGGCCCTTCT